TATTTGGATCAGCCTTAATTTCATCTCGAATTATTTGGGCACCTATTTTTTGAGGGATAAGATCAATTGCACGACCGTAACGGTGTTGTGAGAGTTTTGAACCAACAGCACAGTTCGGTGGCCGATAACCTCTGAATTCATGCTTTTTAATTTTGGGATTGTTCCAGGTATTGGCTATCATGGGCCCGTATCGTTCACGGAGTCGGTCCGCGGTCCATAGAACCCGAGGATCAAAGCATATTGTCCACAGGTAATCACCGCGGTCTTTATTCTCATGATAGAAATTTTCAGGCAAAAGTTCTTTGAGTGTAAACCATTTTGGGATATAAAAGAATGGCATTTTTATGATTCCTTGATAAATGGTAGAAGGACCAATGCTTCTTGGGGTGTTATATCCGGGAATGAGTCAGCCTTGAATGTAAAGGTCGGTAGTTTAAAATCTTCATCAATATATTCTGCAGCGATCTCGTCTAATTCCTGACTGGCCTGCTTAATATGTTCCTTGGCAATAGTTATTGCTCCACCTGATTGCATAATCGGATTTCCCTGATCGTCTTTCTTTGAGTATTCTTTGAATATTTCTTGTTTTTTATCAATATATTCAGTAAGTTCTTCGTTGCATTTCCTTACAAGTTTTGCCAACTGTATACTCATCACAGCCGGCAGTGTTTTGCTCATAATACATTGCATTTCTTTGTTGTTTATCATCATGTCAAGCATTCCGTTAGTCAGTATAGCCCCTGAGTCAGACATTCCGCGCCCCCTGTACGTTATAATTATTGATAGTTATAGGTTTATATATGGTATATACTAAACTTTATGCCATACTTATATATCGTTGGCAAGTATTTAAAGATCGATGGTTATTCTTAACAAACTTGTTATGGATTCTCTATGTCCATAGCAGCCATGCGTTCTGCATAGGTCGGGAGATCGACAATAGCGTCAATTATTTGTTGTTTTCTTAAATCATCAAGATCGCCACGATATTCCGTTTCTTTTTCGATAATAGACTTAGCCATGCGTTTAAGTTGTCTTGTTATGATCGCATCCAGGGCTGCATCTACATCTGGGAAAAAATAGTTTAAAATCTGTTCTTTATTTGGTCCTAATGTGATCGTATAGTCTGCCATTATTGTTTCTCCTTATGCCACTAAGTGACCTGAGAAATAAGTATTGTCATCCACATGGCCTTCATGGGTTGTTGCTGTAGCGTAAATCTGAGTCTCTGCTGTATGAGCTGCATTCATCAAAGCGTCTACCGAAAACGCGATTGACCAATACTCTACATCTGTTGCAAATTCATCGGAATCGATAGTGTAAATAAAAGTGCGATTGTCGGTTACTAATCGAACTATATAGTAAGCATTATCTATGTCCATAGCGTCAATGCGAACCAGTACATTAAAATGATAAATCCCTGTTACCGGAGCAGTAAAAACGCCAGTAGAATTGTTGAAATCACTTCCCCTGTCATATTCTTCTGTCCAGGTGGGTATGGTTTCGTAAGTAGTTACCGCCGCGATTTCATAATCACCGTTCTTGACGGCTGAAAATGCTGGTTGGAGAGGCTTTGTAACAGCGCCACTATCATATATTTTCATAGAAGTGTGAGTGCCTGTGGTAAATACAATGTATGAGTCATCAATCAATGACCGCACTCCGATTACTGCATAGTGAGCACTATTGTAATCAGTTTCTATTTTAACCTCTGAATAAGAGAGGCCGCCCATTACTGTTAAGCCTGCATGTTTATCCCCTGTGGTGCTATTTGATACTAAGCTAATAGCGGGGACATTGCCTGACGATGAGCCCAGAGCATCTGTGTATAAGGTTATGTTTTGCCATTTCCCTCCAAAGGTTAAATCCTGAACCCCCTCGTCCTGTGCGTTTATATAAAAGTGATCGTAATCATCCATATACATTTCTGAACTATAGGAAGCGCCATCAAATATAATTTTACCCGGTGTCGCCCCACCCGTAAGGGTTATGTCTCCACCCCCAAGTATAGAAATAGCATTGGTTTGGGCAGAACTAATGGTAACTCCTCCTGCTGGATCAAACTCTAAATATTCAGTTCCAGCATCTCCTGTATAGAAGTATCCTTCAGTTGCGCCATTGTAGACAACATTGAATGTCAAATCTCCGGCAGCATTGTATCCTTCAATATTGTCTTTATCTATCAGCAGACCTCCATTAGAAGATGGGTCCGCATCTGTTCTGAAAACTCCAGAAGTATACACTTCAAAGACGAATTCTTTGATAACGCCGCCGCCGGTTTCGACAGAAGTTCCGTCAAATTGGAAATAGTTTGTACTGCCGTCGCCGACATAGAATCTTGGAGTTCCAGTGTTGTAATCGAGCTGGATGCCTCTGTCTCCGAAGCTTTCCGCTCCTATGGATATAATTCCGTTGGCACTGTCGAGTTTCATCCGCGTGTCGACAAATCCGCTTGGATTATTGGTAAGGTATGCAGCTTCTGCAGCTGACAATTCCTTGCTATAAAATCTTAGCTCATCTAATATTCCATCGTAGACAGAACTTGAGGATCCGTATGACCATGTAGATCCATTGTGGGATGCATAATTACCGATAACAAACTGGGGCGTTTTGGTTGGGTTGAAATAAAAATCCGCCATAGTGATTCCTGACATGTCTCCGTCAAGACCACTGGCATAGGTAGTGACTCTTGTGCCATTAAAATATATTTTTATGTAATCTCCATCTTTAACAGTTATGGTTATGTGCTGGAATGCAGATGTGATTCCGCCATCAACGTACGCAGATGTATCAGCTGTTGATAATGTTGTTACATTGTCGTTCGCTTTGTATATGACTGTGAAATTCCCGCTAGTAGTTAAGTTAATGTAAAATTCATTCCAGCTTTCCACTGCATCATACATTCTCGCGCAACCTATATATGTAGAAGTAGATAAACTATCAGCCTTAACCCAAAAGCTCATTGAAAAATCGTCCTGGAAAATAGTTTGTGGATCTGGAAGAGATACTCGATCGTTATCTCCATCGAAATGTAACCCATTGTTTTGTTTTGCTGTTACCCACTGAGAATTGTCGGTAACAAAATTTATAAGTGTCCCATCTTCGTCAGCAATAAGTTCTGAAGCAATGCTGCCAGTAATTTCGTCAAATGTATAATATCGTTCGAGATCGGTGGTTCCAGGATCTGTCCCGCCGGCTCCTTCTCCTGAAACTATGTAGCTATCTTCAATTGTATACCCGCCGATAGTTCCGGAATCAGCTGTGATGCTTCCCGTTATCACCGCATCAGTTGCATGCAGTTCGCCTGCGGCTGTAACGTAAAATGGAGCAGAAGTTTGAACGGTTGCTCCAGCCCAGAAGCCTGCGCCTGCTTTCATCTGAACCCGGGTTGCATCGACACCAGCGTATAACCCATCAGCGGTATTTATTGTAAACCCGGCCATTACTGATTGGTTATCGTCAATTTGCACTACCATGTCACCAGCATCATCGTTTATCTGGATGCCATAATTATCCGTTCCGAGATCGCCGATTATTAATTTGTCGAGAGTAGGACCTTCTGCGAGTACGATCGCAGGTACGGCAGGATCGAGTAGGATAGATCCGCCGTCCATCGCTCCTAATCGTAATCGCCCCTGTAAATTGTTTGGAATAACTCCGGATCCTGAAGTAGAATCTGGCCCTACGACTACAGGCACGTATGAGTCATTGGTTGTTTCTGTCGTTACCGTAATCCCGGACGGGGTAAGGTCTTCCCAGTCGTCAATCGTATCTGAAAATTTGATGGTATTGAATGAAATCGAGATATCTTTGTTTATATCCATGCTATCTATAAGAACCGCATAATTACCGCCATATCTTGTAGCGTTGATGGTAATAAAATCATGTGGTTGCAAGGCTATCATTGTACCTTTGGAATCAAAGCTTATCTCTTCCTCGCCAAGGAGCTTTAGCTGGTAATAAAGCATTCCGATTTTTTGAGCTTGCTGGGAATCGCTTATGAACGGAATTTGAAGGGTTGTGTTAGCGATATTATCTATGGAAGCTTTAGCAGGTACGGTATAGCGTATTAACTGATCCTGTGATTCGCCGTCATCCACACCCGGCTGGAAGGCTATGCTGCCGGAGTCAGTTTTTTCTTTTGTAATATAGTTTCTTTTGAATGAGCCGTACCCTGATGCTTTCGTGTTTAAGATTTCTGCCGTGGTAATTGTTTTCCTTGAGGTATTCGTGAGAACATGAAGCTCGATTTTATCGGTAATCCGGAGGCAACTGTGGCACATGTTCAGCAACATGGCCAACAATTTATTGAACGGTTGTGGCGAGAATAGCCCGCCGTTGAAATCGAGAGCCCAGTTTGAAGAATCGAATGTATTCTCGGCTGTCTCAAAAGATGACCCGCCGCCGGTGTCTATGATGCCGGCGGAGATGCCTGCGTCTTCAAGAATATAAGCAATAACATCGGCCGGATTGGTGAGTGGATGAATACCGTCTGTCCGTGAGAATTTGGTTGGTAGATCGCACATGCCGCTGCCGGTCCACCAGGTACCGTTTGCGTCCATAACACCGGTGCCGCTTGAATCCGCGTCTACGTTTGAGTTGTGGATGATTGCCTGAAAAACCTCGTAATTATCGCTACTATCAATCTCGAATGTAGTTTGATCAAAGTCATATTCGCTTGATGGCCAGATTGTCTTGCCGGCGTTGGCGTCTCTGGGAGTGCGAACTTCTGTAATGGTGAAGGTCCTGTTTTCGACACCGAGGACATAATATCTTTCAGGCCCGCTGGAATCGTTTCTGAAGATACTCCTGATTGGTATGTACGCCACTCCAAATGTTTCCGGAAGACACAGACTGTCCTGCCTGTCTTCGACGTTCGGCGCGATGGTGTTAACCTGGACATTCTTGGGGTATTCACTCTCAGAGATATATGTGATTGGATCAACGCACTCAAACTCGAGCGTCTGATTTATGTCTTTACATGATTCAACGTTGAATATCCAAACCCCAAGTTGCTCGGTAAGTGTGCCGGATTCAGATTCTGGCCCGTCAGAAACTACGAGCCGCACCGTTACCAGGTCACCTTCGAAATCAGCCGAGTCTAAAACATTGCCTTTATTGTGGATCGTAAACTCGGTTGTTGATGGCGCGAACATATCTTCTTCGGTTTTATTGCGTTGCAGTTTTATGCCATCGAAACTTTCTGGAAGAACTTTAAACGTATATGCTGTTGCATCCCAGACTGAATCGGGTACGGCCTTGGTCGACCAGCGGTATGCTCCGGTTTCAAATAACCAGTAAATTTTCTTATAGGTTGAAGCTGCTACCGTATTTTGATCTGCAGAATAAGATTGCATGTTAGATTTTCCCTATAACTCTGAGAGTGATCTGATCGATGTCATATAGACTCGCAGGATTAATCTTGCGTTTGATTGCTCCGGTGAATCTGACAACATATTCATGGCCGTCCGTGGGGTGTTCCCATACAAAAGTCCGGGTAACGCCGTTTCCTTTTGCTGGATCGAAATAGAAATCAACGATTGTTCCAGCTTCTGATTCTGTGATCGTGTTCCATTGAAGCGTTACATTGAAAATATTATCATCTGACAGACTTATACGTTCTTCACTATTGTCGTCGGCAACATGGATGATCTGGTTTTTTTCGGATATCTCTGTCATTGAATTATGAGGTGTCAAAGACAAAGCATCTTCGCTGCTATCGTCACCATAATCCGGGGTAGCCACATCAAGATAATCGTACATCTCTATTTCAGCCATTATTGCTTACCTTTTGCACTTGTTTTCTGACTTCGCGGTTTGATTTCATATTCTGGATCATAGCCGTACCAAACTTTTCCCCGCCGATTTCTATTGTTATATAATATGGTCCGCCTTCACTACCCTGCAGATTTTCATTGATCTCGGAAGCAATGGACTGCGGCGACATATTAATCGAATCAAGGAAAGATGATCGCTCTGGCTCGTATGTGGGAATGATCCATTCTGAGCCTTTTTCTCCGGCGTACGTAATTCCGCTGGTTAGACCGCCTGTTGCCATCCCGGGGTATTCAAGTGGTGCTACCGGTGCAGACGCTTGTAGCCATAGTGGAGTTGAATAATAGTCATCAGGAATTTGGGTTATTGGTTTGTGATCAGGCATAACAAAATCTTCTGGCATATTTGTTGTATCGAATTGCCCTATGTTAAGACTGTTAATGTTTGCGGTTTCTGCCTCTAAAACCTTTGTATTGAACCAGTCACTGACATTGGGCCCAGGCAGGAATTCAGAATCATCAGGTATCAGATCAGCCAAGAGTAATTTTAAAGCTTCGGTTGATGCTGCTGAGTCAGCAATAAGAGATTGAAATCCAGTGATCAGTATTCCGGTTAAGCCAGTGACATCGTTTGAGATAGACTCATTTATTGCACCAAGGCCGTCCTCACCGCTAATATATCCAAGCAGTGAGTCAAGCCGAAGCCCAAGCGTGTCGCCAACAATGTCGGTGCTTGTAGCGATAGCTGTAAGTTCAGAGAGCAAGTCATCGAGTGTAGCGGTGACGTTGGTGTCAACCAGTTCCACGTCAGAGATTGCCTGTGCGACTATGTCACCGTAATCAACTCCGAATTCTTTCATTTTGGCAAGATAATTCGGGACATACGCAAGGAACTCGTTTATTGCGCCGGACGAAGCGTCAGGGCCGCTGGCTGCCGCGAACAGCGCATCGTATCTATTCTGAACATAATCTACGCTTGATACGGGTGCCAGGGAGCCTCCTCGCAATTCCTGGAGGAGGCTGGCAATGCTCTCTTTGGATGCTTCGAGATTCCCGATCTCCTGCTCTGTCAAGGTGATGATATTGTTTAATGCATCGAGTTGCAGTGTGCTTAATTCTACTATATCTGCCCAATATTCGCTCTGATTTTCGTAAGAATCCACATCAAGCAAGTTCAGGCTGGCACCGGCTCGGTAAAATATCTGAACCCAGTCATTCATATCAAAGCCCGAGGTAATTCTGGCCTCGAGAATGCCTTTGAGCCTGTCAAGCAGACCTTCGATCGAGGATCCGCCGGCTTCGATGTCTGAGATCTGCTGATTGAGGATAGTGGCTTGGATCGCGGCTGCCCATAGATCCGTCACCCTGGCAATCTCTTCTACATCAGCGCCAAGATCGGTGAGTTGACTGATCCATCCCTTGAATTGATCGTCTACGCCCCAGAGTGCTTGCTCAAGTTCGTCCGCGGCTCCGGTGAGAGTTCGCATATGTCTTCGCATGCCTTCCCAGATACCTACGCGTTGTAGCATAAAATCTTTTTCGGCTTTCAGGACAGCATCTGCGTGGTCTTTATTTATTCCGTTAGCTTCTTCGACAGCATCTGACATATCATTTAATGAGCCATTGAATGTATTGACGGTGTCTTCCCAAAATGTAATTTGTTCTTGAATAATAATTTCCTGTGCAGCTACTGCTTTATCCCAGACTGCCTTCGCAGTTGAATATGCTGAACTTTGGTAATAATCAATTTCGGCTTGATTTGGAGGTACTCCGCTTCCGCCTGGACTGTTCCAGTCAATTTCGATTGTACTTGCGTTTGGAGGAATACCTGAACCACCTGGACTATTCCAGGCAGTACCATAATTAGAGCTGGTAGATCCAGAGTTGCTGAAATTCGGTGCATTTGGAATATATGTAGGCGCAGGACCGACGATTTCAGCCGCCGAGATTGCACGCCAATAATCGAGAGTTTTTGATGCAGTATCTCGTTGGTCTATGAGCTTTGCATAATCGGATAAGGTTTCTTCTGTACCCCCTGGCCCTTCTATAAGATTTGTATAAACATCGGAGATTGTTTTGAATTGCATCTCGTATGCCGTATATGAATTTACAAATTTTTCTCTTGTTTCTTCTATGGAATTAGCCAGTCCTTCAGCAGCTATAGCAACTTTTAAAAATACAATTTCAAGAGCGTCTACCTGAGTTTCTAGTGTTTGCTGCATCAAAGAGTTCTTCGTTGAACCGCCTGCAAGATTTGCAGGATTTGCTGTTATATTCCAATTTTGTGCAGATTTTATGCCTGATCCCCAACTTGTAGCTTTTACAACTTCTTCAAATTCTTTCATAGCGTTTTGATATACTGTTGAGGTGCTATCTGTTTTTTCTCCTCTGGCATATTGAAGCTGACGTGTAAGGTTGTCTTTGGTTGCAGCTGTATTCTCATTGATTGCTTCAAGATTTTTTCTGATAGCTTTTTCTTCGGCTTTTCTCTTTTTAGCAATATCTTTCATGTCACCGTATGTTTTTATCAAGCCCATGACGGCAACGACCATGACTGCTGCTCCGCCGGTAGCGCCTATTGTAGCCCCTAAACCGGCCGCGCCTGCGCCAGCAGCAGCACCTCCACCCATAACCGCGTTCATACCTCCGGCCGCGGTTGATCCCATGAATCCGCCACCGCCAGCTCCAGCTATGCCAGTTCCACCAGCACCGGCTAATCCCATGCCAGCCATTGTTGTCGCACCCATACTTCCAGCTCCGCCGGTTGCGCCAGATCCGACTGCGCCGATCCCGCCAGCACCTTGGCTTGCACCGGCTAAACTTGACAGATTCTTGAGTATGTCAAGTATGTTATCATTGTCATTTCCAATTCCTGCTATTTCGCCGCCGGCCTTGATTGCTTCCATTTTCATCCGGTTAGCTGTCCATGCAGCTAATTGTTCCACAAGCATGTCTGACCATGCCGAGATCATGTTATCCATGAAACTCTCGAAAATTGCGAGACCGTCGACGGTTCCTTCTTTTATGCCTTCCGTAATGGCAGTTGAGAGGCCTGATTTCAGATTTGACTTGGTCGCGTCTCTTACAGCTTTACCATATTCGTACATAATCTCGGTCGCCGATTTTGTTTGTTCTCCAATCCCGGTAATGCCGAGTTCAAATCCTCTGAGGATATCTGTCGAGCTTCTGAGATTCTTGACCTCGAGATTCAAAAGCTTGAGATTCCGCCATGCCGTGGCGATACCTGTGGCATCTTTGTAGCCTTGTTTCTGGAGATTCTTTTCATACACAAGCGCCTGATCGTTGATTTTCCGGGCTTCTTCCGCGTAGTAGTCTTCCGTGATCATCCCGGTAACGCTGAAGAAGGCCTGCACAACCTCGGCTCGCTCTGCATAGGCTTTGGCGATCTCTTTGTTTATCTCTTTGATCTGGTAAACCTCGGCCGCGATGCTATTCCCGGTTATGGCTAAGATCTCAGCAGCTTTGGTTTTGATTATCTTTTTACGTTTTTCAAGATATTTTGCCGTGGCAACGTTGGTCATTGCGAAGATATCGATTTCTTTCTTCGCCGCGGCTTCAGCGATCGTAACCTGATTTTTAGCGGCAAGCTCTATGTAGCCTTCTCTGTCGCCGGTTATTTCTAGATAGGTATCGTTGACAGCGTTAAGTGCATTTTCAAGATTAACCAGATATTCAGGGCTGGCCATGCCGGTCTTCGAGAATATCTCTGTCTGTTTAGCGCCGTAGAGTTTGATGTCTTCGATGATTTCGTTATTTCTTTTTATCTTGAGTGCTTTCTCTGCAGAGGCTAAGTCAGTAGCGTACTCTATAATCCTGGCTGCTTCACTGTCCCTTGCCGCTTGACGTTTTTCCTGAAATCTTTCATTAACGGTCATAGTAGCTTCTTCAGTAGAGATAGCATATTTTACTTGAATCTCTGACATCTTAGCCGCATCGTTCTCGGCTCTCTTTAACTCAGCTTCATAGGTTGCTTCGTCTCTTATCACATCTGCCGCAGCTGGAGATACACCGGCATCTATATTTTTACGGTATTGGTCTTCGATCTGAGTAGCTACGGTCAGGTTATAAAGCTTGCTCTGCATGCCGGTCTTCTTCAAGACCTCTTCATGGACCTTTAATATTTGGTTGGCTTTGGTGACCTCCTTGTTCCATGCAAGAAATTGTTTTTCAGCACCTGAGAAACCGTATAGATCGGCAAAGGCTTTGTATTCGTCGCTAAGGTCTTCTTTTATTTTTGTTTTCTTTTGCCATTCGGGTTTGGTATATTCTGACTGTACATCTCCTCTATCAAGCCCTAACTTTTTCTCATAATCGGCGTATTTCTTTTCCATTAAGGTAAGCCTTGCTTTTGCGAAGTCGGCTCTTTCGGAAACTTCCGGAGCTGTGTATCTTGGATCATCATATGTTTTGTTTTCGTAATCCATGGTGCCGACAAGGCCCATCTTTGCCATTACATCGAACGGCATAAAACCAGATTTATTCATAAGGTTATCGCCAAGCATTCTTCCCCATTTGCCGATTCCTTCTAAATCAAGTTTGACTTCTTGTCCTGAGAGCATCTTCTTAAAAGTGAATGAAGCCAATATGCCGGCTACGGAATTGTCAACAATTCGGTTGAACGAATCTTTCGTACCACGTCTCTCGTCCGAGGCTACTGATTCCGGACCATCGACATTCAAGAACCTGATGGAATATTTTTTACCGGCGATCATCAGGACGAGTGTGTCGGAGTCTACAACGCGGCCTTCGTCTTTGGATTTCCTGCGGTTGCTGGCTTTTTCAGTATTATTGAATTGTGTAACTTTGTGCCAGAGGTCATCTTCGTTGACATTTTTTTGAAGCTCAAGAGTTTCGGCTCTTAAATCTGCAGCGATCCTGGCTTCAACGAGGGCTTCTTCAGCTAATTCATTTCCTTTTTCAATTAGACGAGGAAGGATTGAATCGTAACCCTGCGATGAATCCATTCGCTGTCTTTCCCCTTGGGTTGTTGTTTTATTCCTGATCATATTTTTGTAATCAAATAAGCCACCATATTCCCAAAATGCTTTCCAGTTTTGGCTTCCGCTTGTGTTTCTTCTAGAGGTAGTAGGGTCATCAGTTACGTTAGATAGATCAACCCCGCCTTCACGAAGCTGACGGATACGTTTCATGTGCTCCATAACTTTCTGCAATGTATCTGATGTCCAGGTAATGAGTCGTTTAAGGTCTTGGCTAAAGATAGCCGCAAGATCGATCGTGAAATTTTTCAATGAATTTGTAAAAACCGCAAGATCCCCGGACAAGGTTCCTTGGGCAGCTTGTTCATATTCAAGTGAAGCTATCTTCAATGCGTTCATTGCCGTGGCCGTAGAGTACCCGGCTTTACGGAGCTTAACCATTTCTTCTACGTTCTTGGCCGTAGTTTTGTATCCGCTTTCAGAGGCTTCACGGGCCGCTTTGGTCATGTCTTTAAGCTCGGCTTTAGTTCCGCCTACGCTCAGCTTGACTTTTATGAGTGCCTTCTCAAGATCAAGCGTCGCATCATAAAAGGCCCGTATCCATCGAATGAGGTTCTGGATTACGAATATGGTAGCAGCGATTGAGGTCATGACCATAGACATACGGCCGAACCAGGTATTGAATATACTGGTGCCTTTGCGGACTCTTTTGTTGAATTTTGCTATTGTTTTGTCTGTTTTGGCCAGGGCTTTCTCGGCAGCCTTGATCTTGTTTGTGTCAATCGCGTGCCCGTATACTGCGCCTTCTGCCATAGATTTAAGATTGCTGGCTTCCAATGCCTTGAACTCTTTGTCGGCTACTGCAGCAGCGCTGGAGAGACCTTTACCTCTCAGGTTCTCTCTTAAGCGTTTAAGATCTCGCATAGCTTGGATCTGACGATCGTAAGCTTGAGTTAATTTGTTTTCAGCATCGTATGCCTTGTTAGTAGCTTTTATGTTTGTAAAATGATTTTCAGAAGATTTATGAATAGCGTTATATTGTTCCTTTAGCTTTCTTTCAGATCTATCAAGGGCTGTTATGACTTTTTTGTTTGCCCGTTCAAATTCTTTCAATTCCTTTTCGTTTAAGCCTAATTCGCCTTTAAGTTTGTCTAATGCTCCTACCATTTTTTTTACGTCTCTGATGTCTTGATCAGACCACATCTTTTTGTGGGCCGCCAGATGATCTGCCGCTGCAGTCATCTTTTTATAGGCAGCAAGTTCTTTTTCGTGGCCCGACTGATATTTAGACAGAGCTTTTTGGGTTTGATTTAGTTTTTCCATTGCACGGTTATAACCAATGGCAGCCTTTCCTGTTTGGCTGACTTCAGACCGCATGGCCTTCATCGTATCCTCAGCTTTTTTATTGCTATCTATAAGCTTTTTTTCAATAGATACGATCATTTTCATTTGTTTTTCTGTAGCGCCAACTTCTTTTTTCATCTTAGCGTAAGCCGTCTCAGTTTTGCCTACGCGTTTTGTGAGCTTTTCTTCTGTCTTAATTAATTCTTTTATGCTGCCAATGTTTTTCTGGGTTATTCCATATTCTTTTTCCAGCTCTTTTGTTTTGTCTTTTATGGCAGCCTTTGCAGCTTTTATCGATTGGCTGAGACCATGCAAACGCTCATCATACGCATCAGTCACTTTATCTGCAGCATCGAAGCCTTTTGTAAGCCTTCGAAGACTATGATTCATCTCATCATACATATCCGTGGAATATTTCCCGAGGTTGGCTTCGGCTTTAGCACGCTTAACGAGTTCTTTCGTTAGCTTAGTTTCAGCCGCTGCCAATCTATCAATGTCTTGGATTGCCTGCTGAGCGCCTTGGGTTGTGAAATCCATACCGATTTCTAGGGCATTAGACATTTTATATAATTCCTTTTATAGTGCTATCTTTTCGCAGAACGCTTTGGGCGGGATGGCGTAGACTTTTTTGATTGCTTTGCTTTTTTGTCCTGGGCTTTCTCACGTTTTTCATTATGGAACTCCAGGTACGTTGAATCCAAGACCTGTATATGTCTGAGGAAATCTCTTCTTTCTCCTACATCAGTAATCTCAAACATTTGCATGTAGGCATAGATCTCGGAAATCTGAATGTTTCCGAGACCCATGCCTATTTGTCTTGACCCGGATAAATGCCAGAATGCATTCCAGTCCAGGTAGAGATGCTTGAACAATGAGACGCGGCTCTTGTACCCTTTTACAGGAGTCCCTTTTTGCTCTTCGATTTTATCGAACCATTCTTCTCTTTTTCCAAACTCAAGGGTCCAGAGAAGAACATCCCTTAGTTTTTTTCCGATTCCTCTTCCGGTGTGAGGACTTCCGCGTCGGGATCTATAGGTTCTTCGGTCTCGGCATCAACTTCATCATCGTCCGGAGCATCGTCTTGATAGTTCGATGAATCTGCCGCAAAGTCCAGGATCTCATAAAATAATTTCTTGTAGCGAAACAAAGAGTCAATCTTGTTCTCGAGTGTTGGTTCGATGGTTTCACCGCTTGTGTCGAGAACGCCAACCCAAGTATCCAGGAGCGATTCAGCAACGATCTTGCACATAATCGCTCTGTTACGCTTCCGATTTTTCTTGCTTCTTTCCAGAAGTTTTTGATATTTCCGCTGGATTTTCTCATGCAGCGGATTTCCAGTTTCCTTGACGTAGAAAATAATTTCTTCGTCTTTGGAATTGTACCCCATATACAGAGGGGCAACCTCCAGCCGTGATGTAAACAAATCGTCAAATGTTGATTTTCCCATTTTAATCTTTCCCCCGTTAAAAGTTTGTAAAACCCCGTAGTTACAAGATGGACCGGGCGGATTGAATTCCTGAACACGGGGCCACATTCAGAAACAAAGGTAGCCTGCCCGGCCCAAGTTATTAGGCCAGCGGCTCGCTTCTTGTAATTTTGATAACTCCGCCGATACCAGAGTCATAGAGAGCCCTGAAATTCAGGACTTCCATTACGTCCGTATCCTGTCCGCCGGCATTCACAACCGAAGACTCGTACCGAACATTCGGGAAGTCGAATATGTAAGAATTGGTGGAGCCGTCGGTGAGTGTGAATGACAAAGATGTGTCGGACGAGGCTATGAATTTGTCATACAGATGATCATCTTCAAAGTAGGCCGTAATGGTACCGGTTACGTCGCATTTTCCTGCCGACACAGCAATTGCCGTATCCTGACCGAGAGCCGGAAGCGCCCGAAGATTATTGGCCAGGCTGAAGCTGATTTCAGAGAGATAAATTCCGGTGAGCGCGCCTTCGTCATCTTCGATTGTGCCGACGTTCCCGACACCGTTATAAGGGTCGGTTGTGGGTGCCGCGGAGGGTGTGCCGCTGGAGCTTGAATCGATCGATGACTGTACAAGCCTTGCACTCGGCTGACCTCCAAGGAAATCAAAGCTGCCGGTAACGATAGCGCCAGCCGATACGGTCATGTTCAGGGAGTTCGGAACCATGCCGGTGAACACAAAGTATTCGTCTTTGTCCAGGTGTGCGCGCTCGATGGTATATGAATGCTGGGTAACGCCGTTAATGATGTAATCGGTGCCGGCACTGGAATCCGGGTCGTACCACCATTCGCTGTTGCCGGAAGAGTCATTCTCGACGTCTGCCATGAGAGCTGCCATGAGCAGATCGTCGAATGTGCCGGCCGAGAATTCAAAGTTAACTCCACCGCCGGAGCTGTACATGGTGTTGATGAGCGCAGTGACATTCCTGTCGTTGCGGATTTCCGCGCTGGCGATGTTGTCGATGTTGTGGACCAGGGATTCCCCGGTAATTCTGAGATTCTGAAGCTCAGGGGAGGCGGGGGTCGTGTTCCACACATGTTCCTTTATGTAGGCTATTCTGGTTCTATTGGACTCTGACATTTTAATGTCCTCCTGTTAAAAAATTTCGTTCCGGTAGAAAGGAACAGTTACGTTGTAAACAAACCAATCTTCAACCTTACCTATCCTTGTAATATTCCCTGCCCCACAGAAAATTGTCATGTCCTCGGCCGAGGAAGAATCTGAATTTGATATCTGTGCTTCACGGAATATCGCTGCTGCCTGGTCTACAAGTTCCCGTCCACTTCGAGACCCTGTATTTAAGGCAGTAAAAACGTTTATGGAAATCAGGCCCCGTATCCTGTGCATATTACTGCTTCCACCTATCCCCGCTATTGTTGAGTTACCATTTACAATG